TAAAGAATCACGCATTGCTTATCTCAATAAGTTTTTACAACGCACAGACATTACCTCAACTAAGAATCTTAATAGCGGTGAAGCAGATCGCCTTATTAAGAGTTTAGTTCCCAAATCACCAACCTTGCGTGATGCTCAAAATGCCTCACTTTCTGATGCCGCACTTCCATCTCATTTTGGTCTTTCAAGAATTGAATCTCTCCATGCGCCTCAGGTACAAGCATTGGCTACAAAATACTTTGCTGAACTTGAAAAAGCAAAGCCCGGATTTAAGGCTCCCGAAACCTTAGATAACCTAGAACCTACCAGCGGTGATAATTTTGGTGCAAATGCTCAAGCATCCGTACTTCCCAAAACATTTGACCCTAAAACCGCCACAACCGCTGAATTAAAACTTCGTGTTAATGTTGAAAAAATTTTAGGCACAGAACTTGGTCGCAATATTAGAGATTTGCAATATGTACCAACACAAGACCTTATTAAGTTAATGGTAGAAAAATCTACTTGGCTTGCTTCAGATGCCCACCTTCCTGCCGATGGCTCCCTTGATGAAGTAAACAAAATGATTAACGACCTCGGTTACAAGATTAACTATGGAACAGATGTCGGTCATAACTGGACAGACCCAACTCTTTCTAGTGACTTACTCGGCGAAAGCCGTAATGATTTTCAAAAACTTGCGGATAAACTGGGACTTAACTTGGCTCAATCTGACCCATCTTTAGCCGCGCAAGCTGGGCGTACCGCCGCAAATAAAACCCTTCAAAACGCAATTACAAAAATTATTGCTAAGGGAAATAACAATTTACCACCTTGGGCTACTGGCTCACGCCTTATGTCTTACGCCCAAGACATTATTAAGCCAACCGTTAGCGGTCCGGCAAAGTATTACATGGACTTGATGAATAGTCCTTTGGGTAAAGCCGCATCCCTTCGCATTGGCGTAGGAAGCGTATGGAGCAAGGAAGTTAATAAGTTAATTGGAACCACAGTTAAAAATCTTGATGGTTCCGATTGGACATTGGCTACTAAAGACCAAGCCGCCGAATACATCAAAACCACAATCGCTTCAGCCAATACCCCACAAACTTGGTTGAAGAAAGACTGGATGACCGCCATGACCGCCAAAGGCGATGATCGCGGAATGATTCTTAATAACAAAGGCTTTGAAACACAAGCCGTTGGACTTAGCACAAAAGAAGCAAGCGACCTTTGGTATGCCATGCAAAAGGGTTTGCGTTCAACCCCGCATTACATCAATGGCATTAACCCCCTTAGCCGTTTAATGAATTCTTCATTTGGGCTTGCCAATGTTCCACTCTCCGTTAATGGTCATAGAATTCTTGACCTTACTGGCAAAATTCAACCAGCACTTATCAACGCCCGTTACTCATACTCACCACTTCAAGCGTGGCTTCGCGTTGCCAAATCAGCCGTTAAGGGTGTCAATGAGTCAATGCCGATTTCCTACAACCCAGCCGCATCTCTCAAGGAACTTGGGGCAAAGGTGGAAGCCGATGCTTATGCTTTGGCAGATAAAGTTTATGGCACAGATAAAAACGCTCAAGAAGTAGCAGATTTTACAAACAAAGAATTTGATTCCAAAGACCTTGCCAATATTTACAACCCACGCGCCACCCTTGCTCGCACAGTTCACTATGTAGCGCAGAACATGAAAGAGGAAAGACTTAATTGGGCTTCGGAAAATCCCGAACCTTCTTTCTTAAAACTTAAAATAGAAACTCCATCAGAAGGAATTAAAACAAAACAAGGTAATTCTACAAATAATTACAAAATTTCTTTTGTTCATAAAAAAGATGGTGAAGAAGTCGCTTCTTTAATGTGGAACAAAAATACAGGCGAAATACAAATGATTCATACCGACCCTAATTTTAGAGAAATGGGTTTAGCAAAAAGTATGTTGTATAGCGCAATAAAAGTGGCAAAAGAAAAAAAGATACAACCTCCTGTACATTCATCTCTTTTGACTGACATGGGAAAAAAATGGTCGGCACAATTTCCTACTGATTCTTATACTCAATTTAACGATGCGGAACTCGCCGAACTCAAGGCTCGCGTAGATGCCATTAACAATTACGGAAATCGCACCGCAGCCGAAAAATCCGTTAATGCTTTCTTTTTCCCATTTTCATTTGAAAAGACCGTTGCCCGTGAACTTGGTGGCGCACTTTTAGATAACCCATCACTTCGTATGATGACTGCTACTGCTATCGCTGCCTACAATTCATCTGACGGGCAAAAGACAAAGGCTTGGATGGAAGCCAATTTGCCATTGTTCAAAGAAGCTGAGAAATTAAATCCTTACTATCATGGTGTTGGTCCAGGCGGTTTCGGTGGAATTAACAAAACCCCATATTCGGTTGCCGAGCAATTTTTATACGGTGGGAAAACCAGCACAAGTCTTAACGGGGTATCTGATGCCGATAAGTTAAGTCTATTTGTTCACATGCTCATGCCAAAGCCAATTACTACCAAGGCTTCGGCTACCGCCATGCTTGCCCTTGTTCCAGCATTGAAAGATTTATCTACCAATGTCATTGGCTACAACCCTTCTTCCAACGCACCTGCCAATTGGGGTGGCGCACTTAAAGATTCAGCCAAAACTTTATGGTGGGAAGCAGGAAGCGCAATTACCAAACTTTCACATGGTCAAATCTTTGGTCACGCCAATACCGACAATTGGCAAAACCAAGGTCATCTGCCTTACCAAGAACAACAGACAAAGGCTTGGGATTTGCGTTCCAAGATCATCACCTACGCTTCCCAAGCGTTAGATGCCAACCGTCATGGTGGGCAATTCGCATGGCCTGATACATTCCCAGCAGGTTTCGCTGGTCAAAAAGTAGATATGACAAGCCTTAATAATCTTGTTCACCATGTCTATCCAGCCTATGACCCATCTAAAGCCTTTACTGCAGTAGCAAATAAAACAACTGCTATTTCAGAAGAACGCGTGGCAATTGCCAGCAACAAGACTCCTGGCATCTTGCCGTATTTCAACGCCTTCGTAACTCAAAGTGATAAACTTCAAGCGTATATTCAAAAGAATTCACTTAGCCCAAATTTCGACCCAGCCCCAATTGCTCCATACATGGATGAATTGCGACAAGCCGCCGCAAAGTTGGCATCACGCGATGCTACTTTCCCAACTTTCTATGCCAAGTATTACGCTTCTAAATATGGTCCATTGAAAGGATTATGATGCCTAAAACTCCTAAGTCAGGTGGTTCAGGAACTCCCGATGCGGGATTGGCTGGTGGCTTTACCACCCTTCCTGGAACTTCAACCGCCGACCCTACGGGCTGGACTGCCGCATCCAAGGCAGAACTTGATACGACTGGACTCAACATTCCTGGGCTTTCGGGCAAAGCCACAGGAGCGCAAATTTTTGCGGCTCTTGAATCTGCTGCAAAAACTAATGCTGGAAGAGGAAAGATTTGGGGCGCAATTCGCCCACTTATCGCAGTTGGCAACTCTTATACCAAGGCACAGGCTCACGCAAATTGGTCATCTGCCGATGTCACCGCACTTCAAAAATACATTGCAGCTTGGAATAACTACAACACCACCAACCCATCTACCCCTGCAACCCTTGGCTCATGGGTCAATCTGACCAAAAATACGACTGCCACTACTGGTGCTTCCGTTGGTCAAACTCTCAACTTGGTCACAACTACCCCAGTTAGCGTTCCAGCCCAAGCCGATTTAACTTCGGTTGCCCAACAAGCCTTCGCCTCAACCCTTGGTCGCTCTGCTTCCCCCAAAGAAGCCGCCGACTTTGCCAAGAAATATCAGGAACTTATTCTCTCCTATGGCTCTTCCAAAGATTTGGCTAAGGTTTCACAGTCGTTCCAAGCCCCAAGTAGCCCTATTCAGTTCCAGCAAAGCGGTCAAGCCCCTCAATCGGGTGCGCCTATTCCAAGTATGACTTCTGGCGTTAATGCCGTCACAGCCCCTCCTACGGCTTCTGTTGCGGCTTCTAACTACGCCGCCCAGACCAACCCAACCGAAGCATCGGCTCAAGCCGCTTCAGATGGCCTTAATCAGTTCATGTCCATGTTGAAGGGCGCATAAATGGCAACCCGTATTAACTCACCAAAACCTAAAGTCCCTACGGGTACTGGCATAATTTCGGCTAAAACTATCGCCGGCGTTGTCCCTCGAACCAATTTTGACCAAGCAACGCAAGATTTCCTTAATCAAAACTTTGGCTCAGTTGCGGCTTGGTATAACACCGCAAATATCGGAGACGTTCTCAAAGCAGCCTTGGTTGCTGGCAAAGGTGGAACCGCCCTTCAAGGTGAGGCTTACGCTGACTTTATCCGTACCCATGCGGCAGATGCCAACGGCGATGTTATCTATGACCCTAAAAACTCTTGGTGGAACAACAACGCTAAAACAATCCGCGATGCTCAAGCCCAAAAAATTACAGACCCAGCCACTTACAATGCTGGAGTCAATGGAGTTCTTACTTCTTCGGTTAATCCTGTAGCCACAGAACTTGGAATCCAACTTAGCCCAGATGCTCTTAATTCTGTTGCCGAACAAGCCTACATAAATGGCTGGACTTCAACTGACCAGATTAAAGCCGCGCTGGTTAGCCAATATCATTACAATCCACTTGCTACTGCTACCCAAGGCGGAACTCTTGGCAAGACTATTGCCGACCTTTCCGCCATTGCTAGTAACTATGGAATCCCACTTCCTAAAGACCCAATGCAAATTGAAAGTTTCATTAAGCAAATTGTTGCCCCTGGAAATCAGAATCCAGCTCTCGGTGGCAATGCTGAAGAAATCTTTACTGAATACGCTAAAAACCAAGCGAAGGCTTTGTATCCTTGGATGTCAAGTGCCATTGATAACGGCATCAGCGTTAAGTCCTATCTCACACCTTATCAAACGCAGATTGCTAACACCCTTGATATTTCCCCAGATTCGATTAACTGGCAAGACCCTAAGTGGCAAGGTTTAATCAATATTCCAGACCCAACCAAGCCCGGTCAAACCACCCAAGCCAACATGACTCAAGTAATGAAAACCATTAAGACAGACCCTCAATACGGGTGGAATTACACCAACGCGGCTAAAACACAAGCCTCAGACTTTGCAAGCCAACTTAAGACTATGTTCGGATTACAGGGGTAAATCATGGGAACTAAAACGAAATCTACCGCAACCCCTCCTTCCATTGCTCAATTAGCGGCTAACCAAGCAACCATTCTTGCTAATGCCACAAAAGGCGCGGCGGCGGCTAAAGCGCAACTTGCCTCGGCTCAAGCAGATCAAGCCAGTCAGATTGCTTCCAATACTGCTCTCGCGGCGCAAACAGGGGGAACCGTCAATCCTGCTACTGGCCACATCACGCCAAAGGCGGTTAGTCCTGCTCCAGTAAATCCAGTAAATCCTTTGGCTAAGGGAACAGTTGTCGGAACTCCCCAAGTTATTAAAAATGCAGATGGAACTATCACCACAGTTACCACAGTCGCAGATGGCAATGGTGGATTTACGAGTTCGCAAACAACTTCTGGAACACCAACATTTACCCCTTCAGCAAGTGATGAATCTGCTATCGCGGCAATTACAGATGTATTAGGTTCTGCTGGTCTTGGTTCAGTTGCTCAAATTGCATGGGATCAATTGAACAAAGGTGTCCCTGCCTCTCAAATCATTTCAGATATTCGATCAGGAAATCCGATTTACGGAAACGCTTATGCTCAACGCTTTCCCGGCATGGCGGCTCTTGCGGCTAAAGGTCAAGCAATCAATGAAGGTACATATATCAGTCTTGAAAAAAGTTACACAGAGGTATTGAAATCTGCTGGTATCCCTAGCGGAACTTTTGATACAACCGCCTATATGGGAAATTTGATTGCTAATAACATCAACCCAACAGACCTTCAATCCCGTGTAACGGCAGCCCAAAATAGCGTTCTTTCTCTTGACCCAAATATTCGTCAATACGCTTTGGACACCTACGGACTTGATTCAGGTCATCTTGCGGCATGGGCATTAGACCCAAGCCAAGCCTTGCCAAAAATCCAACAACAGGCTCAAGCCATGCAAATCGGTGGCGCGGCTCTCCAGCAAGGATTTAATGGCGCAGGAGCCAACGGGGAACTTACTACTGCCCAAGCTGAAGCACTTGCTAACCAAGGTATTAGCCAATCTCAGGCGCAAGCAGGGTTTAGCAACTTGGCTCAAGAAACCCAATTTGAAACCCAGTTACCTGGAGATGTGGCAACCGCCCTTAGCAACCAACAACTTATTAACAGTCAATTCAAGTCCAACGGTTCAGATGTTCTTGCCTTCCAGCACCTTCAACAACAGAAGGTTAATGAGTTCAACCAAGGCGGAGCAATTGCGGCTGATTCAAGCGGAGTTAAGGGAATTGGCGCAAGCAATCTAACTGCTTAGGTTTAGACAAAAGAACGCGTTATGTGTATTCTTTAATTGCGCTCCTGAAAAGTTCTAAGTCTATTCCTCGTCTAGTTAGAGCCACCAAGAGGAATCGCGGCTCCGTTCGCCGCTATAACAATGAATGAGGCAATGAGGGCTTGCCCCGCGTATTGGTTAAGCGGTGTCAGGTTCGGTTACGACCACCTTAAACACTAACCCTGCCTAAGTGCTTTCCTAGTAACTTAGCGATACAGAATTGGAAAACAATCATGTCAAATGAAAATGACGATTTCGAAAATGAAGAATTAGAACTAGAACAAAATAACGAACAAAGTGGAGATACTGCTCTACTGCGTGACTTGAGAAAGCAAGCCAAAGATGGCAAGCAAGCCAAGCGTGAGGCTGAATTAGCCAAGCAAGAGGCAGATGCGGCTAGGCGTGAACTTGCTCTATTGAAGTCAGGCATTGACATCAACTCTCCAACTGGAAAGTTATTTGCTAAGTCCTATGAAGGTGAATTGACGGCAGAAGCAATCAAGGCAGAAGCGGAACAGTATGGCTTAATCGCCACTTCTGAAACCCAATCTGTTAAAGAGGAATTAAGCGCAATTGATCGCGTATCAAATGCCTCCGCTGGTTCTCAGGCTTTCATTGCACCTTCAGCACTTGATGATATTCGCAATGCGGATTCACCAGAGGCAGTTCTGGCTATTGTTTCAAAACTCGGTATCCCAATTTCAAATGAGCAACCTCAATCTGGATTCATCCGAATCTAGTCCTCATTTCCGAAAGAAGGCGAATAAATGGCTTTAACCCAAGTTTCTTCGCTTGATCTCTCGAAGGCCGCGTATGAGCAAATTGCTTACTATGCCCTTCGCCCAGAGCTTTATTACGATGCTCTTGTAGAGGTTAAGTCCACAGATGCTACCAATCGCGGTGTATCTGTAACATTCACAATCGCTTCCGACCTTGCTGAAGCATCAACAGCATTGACAGAAACTTCAGACATCACTCCAGTAGCGATGGCTGACTCATACATCACCGTTACTCCTCTTGAATACGGTAACGCAATCCAACTTACTGCCAAGCTCGGTGCTACCGCGTTTATGGAAGTAAACCCAATCGCCGCACAGGTTGTTGGTTGGAACGCTGGTATCTCAACAGACGGCATCGCTCGTACTGCTGCTGGTACAGGTACTCAGGTTGCCTACTCAGGCGCAGTTGCAGGTCGTACATCTCTTGCTAAGACAAATACTCTTGTAGGTTCAGATGTCCGTAATGCAGTTGCTAAGTTGCGTAAGCAGAATGTCGCAACATTCAACGGCATGTATAAGGGTCTTATCCACCCAGATGTTTCCTACGATTTTCGTGGCGCAACAGGTGGAACTAACTGGTCTGACCCACATGTTTATTCCGACCCATCAGGTATCTACAATGGCGTGATCGGTAACTTCCAAGGCGTACAGTTCATGGAAACACCACGCGCACCATTCTTCTCTGACGGTGGAACAAACTCATACACAATCTCAACGATTGCCGTTACTTCAAATGTGGCTACAATCACCACATCTGCTGCACACGGTCTTTCAGTTGGTGACACACTCACCATCTCAGGTGCTACCGCTACATCTGGTACTGGTTCAACTTCACAACTTGGCTTCAACGCTCAGTTCACAGTTACAACCGTTCCAACAACCACAACTTTGACATTTTCAGTTCTTGGATTGTCAAATGTGAACGCTGGTACTTCATTGACACTCGTTGTCAACGCAGTAGATGTGTACGGAACCTTGGTCTTGGGTCGTCAGGCTCTCGCTAAGGCTTTCTCAACCGGTGGCGGTTATGGAATTCAACCAATCTTGGTTGATATTCCCGTCATTGACACACTCCGCCGCTTTACTGGAGTTGGCTGGAAGCACTTTGTCGGGTATGCTCCATTCCGTCAAGCTGCTTTGTTCCGCATTGAATCTGGTTCTTCAATCGGACAGTAAGTAACTTAGGGGAGTCACCCGCTTAACCTTTCTCGGGTGGTTCCCCGTTCTACTTTAGGAGCGTGACAAATGGCAACTTTTACTCCCCCAGCGAGAACCTTTGTTCCCGTTATTACGGATAACACCCCAGAGTTTCAAAAGCGACCTTTTGCTTATTTCACGCCTTCGATTCCTAAAGGCAATAATGTGTGGATAGATACCAACAATGTTGTATCTGAAACCCAACCTCCGCTTTGGGTAGCCCAAACTTATTACAACGCAAATGGCTCTATTGCCTCAAGTAGCCCTGGCGTTAAAGCCGTTTATTATGGCGGTCATTCCTATACAATTAGTGACAGCGAAGTTCAAATTCTGACAAACGCTGGTTACGGAGCGTACATAAGTTGAAAACTGAAACTACAACAGTTTGCGCTCATTCCAATTTTAAATTTTCATCCAAAGATGGCTGGATATGTAAGAATTGCTATAAACCACTTACCGAAGATGAACTTCCACACCGCGAAGGCTTTCCCATGCTCGGTTTTGGAGATTTAAGAGATAGCGTAAAGGCAGTTAATGATCGTGAAGAACGCTGGCAAAAAGATATGCCAGCCTACAAACGCCTTCGTCAGCAAGGGTATCAACCCAAGGGAATTGATGGAGCCGCCCGTATTGAAGCTGGAGCCACAACCCGTTTTGAGATTGAATCAGGTCAAGTCCTAGAAGGACAAACTAAGAAAATCGAAGCCGCAGTAGAAGCAATTGAACATGTAACAGGCAAATCCATTTATGACCCTAACACAACGGCGGTAAATCTATGACAACTGTTCAAAATTGGATTGACCAGACTCGTTCTTATTTAATGAGTGGTTATGTTGAAAATCGTAATCAACTTGCTCTTGCTTATACCGCAGGTAGCGGAACCCTTACATTTGCTCAATCTACTGATGGTATCCGCTCCGGTACGCGCCTTTCTATTGGAACCAATACTTTTTATGTCTGGTCTATTTCAGGTTCAACTGCCAGCGTATTGGCTGGAGAAGAAGGTTCAACCGATGCTAATGCGGCTATTGGAACTCTTGTTCGTGTTGCCCCACGCTTTACGGGCAACGACATTCTCAATCAATTAGGCAATGAGATAAATGATTTGTCATCTCCCACCAATGGTCTTTATGGAATCCAAACTTACGATTTCACTTACAATCCGATTCTAACGGGTTACGACCTTAGCCCTATTGCCGATCAATTGATTTCCATTTATGAAGTTAAGTATTTGACTCCTGGACCTGCCCACGACAACCCACGCATTTCCAATACCAAGTGGCGTTTGAACCGCAATGCAGATACGGCACAATTCCCATCTGGAATCTCACTTCAATTATTTTCTCCTGGTTATGCAGGTTTTGGCGTTCGAGTTGTTTACAAGGCAAACCTCACAATGCCAACTACCACCTATGCCAATGTCGCTTCTACTGGATTGCAAAATACGGCTTTTGATATTCCTCCACTTGGAGCTGCAATTCGCTTGATGGAAGGGCGCGAAATTAAGCGCGACTTTACCGAAGCACAGGGCGATACTCGCAGAGGAAGTGAAGTTCCAGCAGGAGCAATCATGCAATCTTCTAATGGACTTCAGCAATTACGCGCTCGCCGTATCGCAGCAGAAGCCGCAAAATTGGAAGCCTTGTACCCAAGTTATAGGAGTTAAGCATGACAATTTCGCCATCGCTTTCCTATGACACACCTTTTAGACCAGCGGTTCCTTTTTACTCTGGAAGTTCTACTTCTTCCAATGTTCCTTGGCCTTATCCCGTAGCACTTGATGGTCACCCTTACATGCTCCAATGGGACAAAGATTCAATCGGAGTATGGGGAGCAAAATTCAAGCGCGAAACATTGCCGCTTGTTCGTAACCAAGCCGATAACTCTAATACCCCTGGAGAGCAATCTATCTCCCCCGAACAACTATGGCGCAGAAGTCAAGATACATGGTTGGGTGGAGAAGGTCAGACCTACCTTGATCGTGCTACATCACTACTCAATCGCTATAACGATTCAATAGGAATTAACCCTTGGAATCCTTGGCAACTTTCCCTTCTTAATGACACATCTCGCGTTTATACTTCGGCAAATACTGGGCTTGCTTGCTTAAACACGGGAACCAATGTGTACATCATTGATGGAACCGCTCTTAAATACACCTCAGATATGTCCACATTTACCAGCGTGACTGGCATGACTGGCTCACCAGTATCTATGGCTTCTGATGGCGCAACCATTTATACGGCGAATAGTTCAAACGGCATTTACTCTGGAACACTCGGCGGAGCATCTGTTTCTTCTTTCGCAACCGGAACTGTTACCTTGGTTCGCTATACCAAGTCACGCCTTATGGCGGCTGGTGGTGGCAAACTTTACAATGTTCTTTCTAGCGGAGCATTGCCTACTGCACTCCTTGACCTTTCGGCTCGCAACTTTACTTGGGTAGATATTTGCGGTGGTCTTAGCCAGATTTATGCGGCTGGATACGCTGGAACTAAATCCATTATTTATCGAACCGCAATCCTTTCTGATGGAACCGCACTTGCAGTTCCTACCGTTGCGGCTGAATTACCAGATGGAGAAATCGTTCGTTCGATTGCTTCCTATCTTGGTTATGTTCTTATTGGAACCGATAAGGGCGTTCGTTTTTGCCAAGTCAATTCAGATGGCTCGCTGACTTTGGGTGGAATCATCACAACTAGCCAACCCGTTTATTGCTTTGAGCCACAATCTCGCTTTGTCTGGTATGGCTTGTCCAACTACGATGGCAATAACTCTTTCTTGGGTCGCATGGATTTGACCACCTTTACCAACACTCTAGTTCCAGCCTACGCAGCCGACCTTCAAGCCTATTCTCAAGGCGCGGTTCGCTCGGTTATTACCTTTAATAACAAAAGGTATTTCACCGTTGATGGCTATGGATTGGTCGGGGAAACTAGCACTCCAGTTGCTTCTGGAACTTTCGTCAGCGGAGTTATTTCCTACGGTCTTTCAGACCCCAAAGTTGCTATGTATGTGGACATTAAACATGAGCCACTTAAAGGCTCAATTCAAGTAGGCATTATTGCCGATACTTCCGATCAATATGCGGCGGCTACAAATGCCACAACTATTGGAACTTCAAGCGTAGTGGGAAGTGTATCTCCTACTTATGCTTTCCCCGCTGGTCAGCTTGTAGGTGAGAACTTTCAGATAGTTCTTACCCTTAATTCCGATGGCACAAATAGTCCCGTTTTGACTCGCTGGATTTTGCGCTCCATGCCTATTCCGATTAGAACTGCTCAATGGAATGTTCCGATTATGCTCTTTTCAACAATTACGGTTGGCGATAAAGATTGGGCCATGAAAGTTCCAGACGAACTGACCCACCTTTACAATTTATGGCAATCTCAAGAAGTCTTTACTTTTCAAATGGGGTTTGAAACCTACCAAGTGGTACTCTATGACTACCAATGGTTGCCTGAAATAGTGAATATTCACGGGGAAACAGAAGGAACATTCTTTGCTCAACTTAAA